AAGGTCGGGAAAAGTGAATTGGGCTGCTACTGCGTCTCCGCCTGGCTCACTGGGCGCTATCCGCATTGGTGGAACGGCCGGCGGTTCCCTCACGCAACTACCATCTGGATTGCGGGCGAAAAGAACTCTGTTGTTCGCGACTCTCTCCAGCTAAAGCTACTCGGGCCTCTGTCGGATCTCGGAACCGGGCTCATACCTGGCGACTCGATCGCGCGGGCCACTCGGAAAAGCGGGCTCGCGGATGCGATCGACACTCTTTCTATCCGGCACACTTCCGGCGGGCTCTCTTCGGTTCGCTTCAAAAGCTACGAAGAGGGCCGGAAGTCTTTTCAAGCAACCGACGTAGACGTTTTGATGCTCGATGAGGAACCTCCGGGCGATATATGGGTGGAAGGGCTCATGCGAACGATGGTCAAACAGGGCCTCGCCTTGCTCACGTTTACACCTCTGAGCGGTTGGTCTGAAGTCGTTGAGGAGTTTCTCGGGATTGAGGGCGCGGGCTCGTTACCTCTTCCGGAAGACGCTTAGAAAGCTCGAGCATTGCGGATGTAAAACCGCTGATACATCCGCAACCGGGCGTGTGAATGTGTTCGTTATTCATCTGCTCGATAAGTCCTCGCTTCACCAGAAAGAAAATCAGTTTCCATTGCTCCTCCAGCAATTCAACGTTTAGGGTCTCTTCCATTGCCTTCAAAAATTACCATTCAGGCGGGCTGGAATGACGTTCCACACCTCAGCGAAGCTGCTAAGGCGGAGATGCTCGAGGCGATTCCGCCTTACCAACGTGAGGCGCGTTCGCGGGGTATCCCTGACATGGGCGCCGGCGCTGTGTATCCGATCGCGCCGGAAGATTACATCACCGATAGGAAACCTGATCCGGCCTGGCCTCGCGCCTATGGCCTTGATGTGGGCTGGAACGAAACGGCCGCGGTGTGGGTCGCGTGGGACCCGGAGATAAAACTCGGCATCGCTTACGACGAATACTTTAGGGCACAAGCGGAACCGGCGGTACACGCGGCCGCCATTCGCGCTAAAGGGGAATGGATTCCGGGCGCCGTTGATCCGGCAAGCGTGGCGAGTTCCCAAAAAGACGGCGAACGGCTGATTGAGCAATACGCGGAACTTGGCCTCATGCTCACACCTGCTGACAATGCAGTAACCGCGGGTACGACCTTGCTGTATAACGTGCTCTCAACTGGTCAACTCAAAATTGCGCGTCATTGTGTGCACCTGCTGAAGCAACTCAAAATGTACAGGCGGGATGAGAAGGGAAAGATTGTCAAGAAGAACGATCACGGGCCGGATGCGCTGCGTTACGTGTGCATGACTGGGCCTCTGATTCGTCGCACGCGGCCGGCGAAGGTCTCGGTTGATAACTGGCTTCGGCCGAATCTTTCCGGCGGAGGATGGGCGGGCTGATGAGCAATGAAATAGTATCCGGACTGCTCGAGGAATTAGACGATCTCGAGCTTATGCGCCATCGCTTCAAAGCTGCGGAAGAAGCGGAAACCCTCGATAGGGTCGCGGCTATGGAGTGCATAGAGTTCTATTTCGGCCGGCAATGGGCGGCGAACGTTCTTCAGCAGAGAGAGGGCCGGCCGTCTCTCACTTTGAACAAGCTGCCGGCCATCATGCGGCAGATTCTTAACGAGGAACTTCAAAACCCTCCTTCGATCGAAATAACTCCGGAAGGGGATGGCGCAACCGACGAAACCGCGGAAGCAAAACAGGGGCTCGCTAAACACGTCGAATTGCACTCTCAAGCGGAGCTCGCGTACTCGAATGCGTTCCTCTATATGGTGCTCGGGGGCTTCGCGTCATGGCGCGTGGATCATGACTATATTCCGCGGTCCTTCGATCAAGACTTATTCATCCGGCCGATTTACAACCCGTTTGCGGTCTATTGGGACCCGGCTTCAATCGAACCGGACAAGTCAGACGCGCGTTTCTGCTTCGTCGTGCTCGACCTGGGCGTGGATGCGTTTAAGGATCAGTATCCGAAGTCTGAACTATCCGGGCTGAACGATTTCGAGGGCATCGGGAACCGGGCGCCTGGTTGGGTGTGGAAGGATGGCTGCCGCGTTGTCGAATACTTTTACACCGAATGCGAGGATGCGACGCTCGTTAAGCTGGTCGACGGCCGGATTGTCTATGATGACGAAATTCCGGACGGCGCGCGGATCGCAACGGATGAGGACGGCGAACCGATAAGCCGAAAAGATACGCGCCGGCGCGTGTTCTGTGCTCACTCCAACGGGGTCGAATGGCTCCGCAAACCGGAGAAACTTCCTACTTCGCACATTCCGATAATTACCGTCCTCGGTGAGCGGCTCTGGATCTCGGATGAGGGGCGGTACCGCGTTAAGGGCGCCGTTCACGACCTCATGGAAGCTCAGAGAATGTTCAATTACAACTCCTCGGCCATCACTGAAACGATGGCCTTGGGCGCGCGTGCGAATTGGATAGCAACGGTCGAACAAATCGACCCGTTCATGGATCTCTGGGCCTCCGCGAATCAGCGGAACATCTCGGTTCTTCCCTATCACAACATTCCTGGGGTACCGCCTCCTACGAAAATCGCGAGTGAACCGCCGATACAGGGCATGAGCGCGGTTCGGATGCAATCGGAGCAAGATCTCCGGAGCATTTCGGGCGTGTATGATGCAACGGCCGCGGGCTCCGGGCTCACGCAACCGGAAAGCGGGAAAGCGGTTCTAGCGCGCCGGTGGCAAACGTCAACGGGTAACGTTCACTGGACGAAACACCTGGCGGTAGGGATCAAACGGACGGCCGAAATTCTGCTCGACTACTTCCCGCACATATACGACACCGGGCGCGTGATGCGGATACTCGGCAAGGATCGACAAGAGAAACAGATTTACGTTCACTCGGGCCGGCCGGAAACCGTTCCGCCAATGCTGCCGGATGGAATCGCGGATGTTATCGACCTCTCGACGGGCCGGCACTCCGTCACGGTCTCGATAAACAAAAACTACGATTCGATGCAACAGGAAACGGTTCAACTGATGCTCTCGCTTATCGAAGTAAATCCAGCATTGGCGCCTATCCTGGCTGATCTCGTCATCGGTGAAATGAACTTCCCGAATAAACAGGCCTTCGTGGATAGGTTGCAACGGGCCTTGCCTCCGGGCTTGCAGGATCAAAAGGGGCCGGCTGATCCTAATCAAGTCATGGCGCAAAATGCCCAACTGATGCAAAGCAATCAAAAGATGATGGCTCAGATTCAGCAACTCTCGCAGATGCTACAAACGAAGGCTCTCGAGGGGCAATCGCGCGAACGTATCGAACAGATGAAATTGAGGGCCACTCAGATAAGCTCCGCGGCGCGGCTGGAAGCGCAACGGGTGAAGTCTCAGGCCTCGATTCTCACGCGGGCCGCGGATAAACAGTTTGACGCGGCACACGATCACGCTATGTCGACGCATGAACACATTCATGATGTGATGCTCGCCGGCCATCAGCGGGCCTTGAATCCGCCGGCGCCGGCGCCTCAAACGGAGCTCACGCAATGAACGCGGAGGCCTTCACTCAGGATTTAATTCGGGACGAAAACAACGTCCTGTACTGCTACGACGATGCGACGGGCTCGCCGGTCGTGCCTGGCTATCGCATGAAGGGGCATCCCACAATCGGCATTGGGCGGGCTCTCGATGTGAACGGCATCTCTCCCGCGGAATCAATCTACCTTTGTAAGAACGATATACAGACGGTCGTTTCTGGCCTGGCGCCGCGGCTGCCGTACTGGTCGCGGCTGGATGATCCTCGGCAACGGGTAATAGCCAACATCGCGTATAACGCGGGCGTTGATGGCGCGCTCGCGTTTCGTAACATGCTCTCAGCGATCGCCGGCGGAGATTATCACCTCGCGGCCGCGGAACTCAAAGATTCGAAGCTCTATCAACAGGCGCCGGCGCGGTGCGATCGCCTCGCGGCTCTGCTGCTGACTCCACCTATCCAAAAAGTTTGAACGCTCGCACTCGAGCGGGAAAAGGCTCCCCGGCTGCCTCACTGCCGGCGCAACCCCAAAACAGGGAGTAACTATGTCTGAAGCTGCTGCACCTGCGCTAGACGCGCCTGAACTGCCTCTCAGCGACTATCGCGCCTTGC